TTCGCAATGCTACTTGCAGTGCTGGAATGGGGAATCGTTGATGACGAGATGGCTCATTTAGCCCGGCAGGTGGTACTGATACTGACCAAAGAAAAAGCCTCAAGTTGCGCGAACAACTTTGAGGCCTGATGCGAAATGACTGGATCAATTCACAGGAGTAATTATGCCAAAGAAACACGTTGTGTACCAGGCGGATTTACACAAAAACATTACCCGATCCCGATATTTGCGCTCATGTAACCCGATTCTGGCTGAGAAGCTGAGAGAGATACTGGAAGAGCACAAGGTGAAGGAGAAGGGAAAATGAGCGTCGTCAGGAAAATATCCGAACACAGGGACTATAAGCAGCAGGATGCGAAACCTTCTCTTGATAAGGGGTTTGCCTTGTTCCACAGAAAAGTTATGGACTGTGGATTCTACAAGGACTCTCAAGCTGTTCACCTCTGGTTTCACCTGGTGATGAAGGCCACTCACAAGCCTATCGTTTCGACTACAGAGTTTGGCGATATCCTGCTTGAAAGAGGGCAATGCATCACCGGCCGTCACAAGCTGGCAAGCGAAACAGGAATCTCTCCGGATCGCATTCAATACCTGCTGAGAAAGTTTGTCAGCATGGAAATGATAAGCGCCGAATCTAACCGTAAATTCACCGTGGTAAGCATCGTGAAATACGACGAATATCAGGCTGATTTTTTACCAACAGATTACCAACAGATTACCAACGCAAACCCGCATGGCACTAGTGGTTCAACGGTGGTTGTCCCAACAGATTCCCAGCAAATTACCACATACAATGAATTACTAACTAATAACTCAATATCTAAAGATATTGAGTGTGCAACTTCCGGCAAAAAATCAGTCGAGCAAAAGCAAAGAATCTCCTGTGAAGAAATCTGGCAAACAATGCGTGAATGCGTTCCTGATGCAAGAGGATGGAATGCACTGACCCCAAAGCGCCGGACACTCATACAGAAGTTCTGGAGGGAAGTTAAACCGGTAGCACGTCAGTTTGGCGATGAAACGCCTTTCGGCATGGAGCAGTTCAGGCACTACCTGAATTACATTCACGCGTCATGTCGCTGGATGTTTGAAACGCGAGCTGATCACCAGACTGGCAAAACCTGGCAGAAAAAGAATTACGAATACATCCTGAGCGCGGAGATTTACGCCCAGGTTCGCGAAGGAGAGCGAGATGACAGATAACATCCTGATGCCACCCCACAGCCTTGATGCAGAGCAGGCTGTAATCGGTGGCTTAATGCTAGATGGAGGAGACGAGCGTACGCAGAAGGTTATGGCGATGCTCAAGCCAGAAAGCTTCTTCAGCGCCTCACACGCAATCATCTTCAAAGCCCTTCGTGACCTGCTAACCCGCAACAAGCCTATCGACCCGCTGACCCTATCTGATGAGCTGGAAGCAGGTGGCAGCCAGTACGGTGGATTCGCTTACCTTGCCGAGATGACAAAGAACACTCCTTCCGCTGCTAACCTGGTTGCTTATGCGGCCGTGGTGCGCGACAAGGCGATGGAGCGCTATGCCATCAGCAAGCTGAACGAAGCCACTGAGCTGCTCTACAGCCGCAACAGCATGACGGCAGTCGAAAAGCTTGAGTCGATCACCATGCTAACAACTCAGATTAGCGACTACGCAAAAACCGGTGCACGTCGTGGTTTGCGTTCCTTCGGTGATGTCATGGACAGTTGGATTACCGACCTTGAGAAGCGTTTCGATCCGGCAGGAGAGCAGCGCGGCATGAGTACCGGCATTGCTTCACTTGACCGGATGCTGGCACCGAAAGGGCTGGTTAAAGGCTCTTTGTTCGTCATAGGCGCACGACCTAAGATGGGCAAGACCACGCTTTACAGCCAGATGGCAATCAACTGCGCTGTTCGCGAGAAGAAACCGGCTCTTATGTTCAGCCTTGAAATGCCCGCAGACCAGATTCTGGAAAAGCTGGTAGGTCAGAAGTCCGGCATCAACCCGAGCATTTTCTACATGCCTGCCACGGATGAAGCCGACGACGAATACCAGGGCGACTATGACGCTGATTTTACCCGCGCCACCGAAACCGCCAATCGCATGCGAGAACTTGACCTGCTCTACATCGATGACACGCCCGGCATGTCGCTGGCGCATATCGTTGCAGAGGCCCGCAAGGTAAAGCGCCAGAAAGGATGCGTCGGAATGATTCTCGTCGATTACCTCACGCTGATGACAGCCGAGAAGGCAGATCGCAATGACCTTGCCTACGGCATGATCACTAAAGGACTGAAGAATCTCGCTAAAGAGCTTGGTTGCGTTGTGGTGCTTCTGACACAGCTTAACCGTGAGCTGGAGAAGCGAGTCAACAAACGACCTTTACCGAGTGACTCACGCGACACAGGTCAGATTGAGCAGGACTGTGACTACTGGGTTGGCATCCACCGTGAAGGCGCTTTCGATGAGAACGTTCCAGCCGGTGAAACTGAGCTGCTTCTGCGACTGAACCGCCACGGCAACACCGGCACGGTTTTCTGTCTCCAGAGGAATGGTGCAATTTATGACATGGACCAGGCGGCCGCGCGCAGCGAGAGAGATTCACGCCAGCAACCATCCAGCGTTAAAAAACGAGGAGGCTTCTGATGGATTTAGACAAGTCAGATATGGAAACGATCAGCGCTTATATCAGGGCTGAAAATCCGCATTACAAAGGGCCAGTATTCATCGACCTCAGAAGAATAACTGAACTGCATATGCCCTTTGCTGAGCTTGTAGCACAAATGGCAATAATGACTGTTTTAGATAACTTCTCGGAATGGGATTGGGACGCATGGAAAGCACGCCAGCAGCCGGTTAAACCAAAGAAAGGGGGAGGGTTTTAGGATGAGTGAATGGATTAAGTGCAGTGAAAGGATGCCAGAGCCTGGGGTAATAGTTTTGGTTTACACGCCTCCGCAGCCTTGTGACTTACCGGGCGATATTCGTATTAATTTTGACTGGATAGACGCTGAGAGTGATAACCCATGCCTATGGTATGAGCACAATGAGCAATATGAATTTTACTGCCATGTGGCTACAGGTGAAAGCAGCTTTGGCCCTTCTGAGATTGCTCCCTACACCCACTGGCAGCCACTACCACCACTCCCGGAGGACTCATGCGCCAACTAACCGGAATCGAAATAAAGAAAAAGAACTCATCAAGCCCTCAGCAAAACTATGACGGAGGGTGGGACGCGCTAGGCAAAACATTTAAACGTAAGGGTCAGGCAGAAGCGTTTATTCGCAAAAGCGGGTTGGTGGTTGGAAAGCCAATCTATTACGGAACAAGGTGGTATTTATGAAAAACCTAACCGCCAGTGAAGCAAGCAACGATGAGATGGAGCGGCAGAGGTTCCTTGCGTATATGCGAACCACTTGTTGGAAATCAGACCTTAAAACTTTCATTGACGAGGAAGGGGATGAGGTTTTTTACGAACAATGGGTTCAGGGTGCCTGGATGGGCTGGCAGGCAGCATTGAAAAGCAAGCAGGGGGAAGCATGATTTACTGGCTTTGTGCGGTTGGAATATTTCTCAACATTGCCGGAATGCTAACTAAGGATTCCGTATCAATTATCTGCGGGACCATGTACGTCATCGCCGCGGCAATTTCGTATTCCATCCAGAGGAAATCGCCATGAACAACGTCATCCCACTCCGACCCGACCCACTCCGAAACCTTTTCGAGACTATCGATAAATTCAACGATACAGACCTGTCACCAGAGCAGAAGCGCATCACTGATGAGGCTTTAGCGTTGGTGCAGAAGATGATTGAGTCGCGCGACGCACCGGACATTTTATCAACGGCCAAACACATACTCGACGCAAAGTGGAATAAACACTTTAGCCTTGGGGAGGAAGGAGATGGAGACCCAACGTTACCTGCTTCGTAATAACAGCATCCGACAAAACTGCATCAGCGCCATTCAGCAACTTCCTATTGACCCATCAAAGCCTATTGAAATTGAAGTTTCCCCGCCCAAGCGCACAATCTCGCAGAACAAAAAAATGTGGCCTCTGCTGCATGACCTTGCTCAGCAGGTTGTCTGGTTTGGTGAAAAATATGATGAGGCTGACTGGAAAGACCTCATAACCGCACTCGTAGCGAAATCCAAAAAGGAACAACAGCGCACCGCACCCGGCATAGGCGGGGGCGTCGTCATGTTCGGCTCGCGGACAAGCAAGATGCGCGTAAGCGAAATGGTGGAGGTTATCGAGGCGATTTACTGGTTCGGCACTGAGCAAAACGTGAAATTCTGCGATGAGGCCCGGCTGGAAATTGAATGGGCTCAGAGGTTTGGAAAGAGCAAATGACACCCTTCACCGACATATCAGCAGCAATCGAAGAGGCTGTATGGCTTTCTCATGTCCATCGAAAACCGCATTGCGTCTATCAGCGTTTCGACGGGCTTATGGAAGTCACGCCAGAACATCCCGATCGCAATCCAATGTACACCACTGGCGCGCCGGGGATAGTAACCACCGAATACGGGAGTGCAGCATGAACGCACTGATTAAAACCATTCCTGAGCTACTGGTGACCACCAGAGGCAATCAGACAAAGGTTGGCGAGATACTAGGCATAAGCAGACACACCGTCCGCGAATACGCCAGAGACTTCGAAGCCAAAAAGCACATTGTCATCAACGGCGTTCTGATGGTGGCACAGGGTAATCGCGGCATCAGAAGCAAAGGTGGAGAAATTGAAAATCACACCCTTCGTGCATGATGCATGCGACGCGGCCACCGCTGAAGACCTCATATCTCGATACAAATTCCGAAACATCCAGGCAACCAAGACGCTCGCATTCGATCCGCGCCTGTGGATTGTCACAGCTATGTTGCCAGAGTACAGGCAGGAGCCAATACCAACCAGGCAGTATAAAAACCCAATGTGGAGCAGGTTATGAATGAACGCTGCTGCCGGTGTCACACCATCCTCACCTCAGAGGCTAAGTATCACTACGGCGCTAACTGCGAATCCTGCGAGTGCGATATCGAATGGGAGAACCATGAGCGACACAACCCAATCAAGTCAACCTACTGGCGCTGGCGCGCAATCTGCTACTGCCTGCGTTGGTTGTGGAACAAGCCTCAAACCATTCGAGGTCTACGCCTGCACCGACTGCCTCAACTTCTGGCTGATATCAGATCCAAACGGGCTAATGGGAGACGATGATGAGTAAATTACGCAATGAAGCGCGGGGCAGGGAATGCCAGGTCAGGCTGCCAGGCGTATGCAATGGCAATCCTGAAACAGTAGTGCTCGCGCATTACCGCATGGTTGGAATATGCGGAACGGGTATGAAGCCAGATGACCTGTTTGGAGCCTGGGCCTGTTCATCATGCCATGACGAGATAGACCGACGAACAAGGCGATGCGAAGTAACCGAAGCGCGCACAGCTCATCTGGAAGGCGTTATTCGCACACAGGATGCTCTGTTGC